GTTATTATGCAAGCCGCCTCGTTTAACAACTTGCTGTATTAAGGAATAAGATATGGCCGTATCTATTAGTAATATCATCCCTGCCAAGACAGCAGAGAACACGCAAACAACGCAATATACGTCAAGCGGCGTGCAGACGATCATCGATAAGTTCACAGCGACTAACTACAGCGCCAGTGCCGCGACAATCAGCGTCAACCTTGTGGCTGCTTCGGAAAGCGCAGGAAACGACAACTTGATTGTAAAGACCAAAACGCTTCAGCCAGCCGAAACTTATACGTTCCCTGAGTTAGTTGGACACGTTCTCCCGCCAGCAGGTTTCATCTCAACGATTGCTGGCACAGCTTCAGCTATCAACATTCGTGCATCTGGGAGGCTCGTGAGCTAATGAAAAAGCCAATGATTATGATTGAAGGCTTCGCTGGCCTACGTGAGAGCGAACCATTCATCACTGCCGCTGAGAACAAGAAGAACACCAAGATCGTGATCGACGATTGGATGCTTGGCCCTGAAAAGCCTAGCAATGAGCGTGGCGCTAATCCCGAATACTGGATTGCTCTTGGTAAGGCTATGCAGTGTGATGAGACTGAGGCACGTCGCCGTCGCTGCTCACTTTGTGAGTACTATGACAACAGCACAATGACACAGGCAAAGATGGAAAATATCCCCTGGAACCAGTGGGATGTAGAAGCCGGATTCCGTGGCTATTGCACGAAATTTGATTTCATCTGTCATGATTTGCGCTCTTGTCAAGCGTTTGAAGAACGAGAGTTTGAATTCGAAGATTGATTGTGATATGGCTGAGACACCGAGCGTTTACGAGCAGCCGGTGGCTCTCCATTTTAAGAGATTAAAATGACAAATGATAACGCCAATTCCAATGCAGATTTAGCTTCTCAAGGAAGGGTTGTCTTGCCTGTTATTCGTCACGCCACATATGAAGATGCTGAACAGATCGCTGTGCTTGGTGCGATATTCCACGAAGAAGCATTTGGTGACGACATTCTAGAGTATGACATAGATGATTGCATACTTTCGCTTGAGGGGTTTATAGGTCAACCTAATTTCATTTGTATGGTTGCTGACGTTGGCGGAAGATTTGTTTCATTTGGTTCATTGATTCTGAGTCCAGTGTATTTTAATCACGCGCATATCTCTAGCGAGGAATTGTTCTGGTGGGCTGATCCCGATTGCAATTATCCTGGTATTGGTATGAAGTTGAAGAAGGCAATGGAACAAGAGGCAAAGGATCGCGGCGCTCTTTCAATCCAAATGAAATCAGTCGATGCGCTGAATGGCGACAGAATGGCAAGGCTTTATATCCGTGACGGATACAAACCAAGTGAAAATACATTTATTAAAAGGCTAGTGTAATATGGCTATTGGAACAGCAGCAGCAATCGCTCTTGGTGTTGGCGCATTAGGTAGCGCAGCTCTTGGCGCAAGCGCAGCAAGTAAGGCTGGTAAGGCTCAGGTAGCTGCTGCTGACAAAGGAGTGGAGGAGCAGCGGGCTGCACGCGAAGAAATGCGCCGCTTGCTTGAACCTTATGTTGCGGCTGGTGGCCCTGCACTACAAGCTCAAATGGGTGCTTTAGGTCTTGCTGGCCCTGAAGCGCAAGCTGCGTATGTAGCTCAACAAGAGCAAAGCCCAGCGTTTCAGGCCTTGGCACGGCAGCAAGAAGAAGCTATTCTACAGAACGCCTCAGCAACTGGGGGCCTTCGTGGAGGAAATATTCAGGGCGCTTTGGCTCAGTTCCGTCCTGCACTGCTTAATCAGTTTCTTGAGCAGCAATATAGCAAACTTGGTGGAATGACAGCCCTTGGTCAGCAATCAGCGGCTGGCGTTGGAACGGCTGGTATGCAATCGGCTGGTGCTATTTCTGATCTATTTGGTCAAGCTGGTGCTGCAAGGGCTGGTTCCGCACTAGGTGTTGGTCAAGCTCTAAGTGGGCCATTCAATCTATTGTCAACGCTGGGCGGTATGTCTGCATCTAAATCTATGGGCTACGCTCCACCTCCTAAAGTAGGTTTCTAAAAATGGTTCAACCCTTCGATTATACACTGAAAACGCCATCAACCACAGAATCATTTTTGGCGGGTGTTCAGTCATATCAAAATCAGCAAAAGGCACTGGCTGCACAGGCTGCTGCCGAAGCTGAAGCTGCTGCGAATAAAGCTAAAATTGATCGGGCCAAAAACTTTAGTCTTGAAGCACAGGCAATTGTTAAAGACCCATCTCCTTCTAACTTGTCCGCTTTATACGCAAAATATCCAGAATATGGCGCAGACCTTGATCGGTTTTCAAAAAGCCTAGGCGAAGCCGACAAGCGTACATATGGAACAATCTTGCAGCGGGCCATTATCGCAAAAGATAACGGGCAAAACGATCAGCAGATTTCAACAATTTATGCACAAGGGGCAGAAGCCGCACGAGCTTCAAACCGCCCAGACATTGCTGAGAAATTCGACGCTGCCGCTAAGATGGCACTTAGCCCAAATATGGATGACAATTTCGCAGCCCGTTCGCTGCTGAATCAATTTGATCCTGAGGGTTATAAAATAGCATATGAACAGAAAAGCTACGAGAGCATTCCTGGTATTGGGATTGTTCTTAAGTCTGATATTCAAAAAGCTGTTGATGCGGCGCAGGCTTCTGGTTCACCAACAGTGGATGTGCAGGCAGTTATTCCTCAGGATGCAGTAGCTGATTTAAAGGCTGGGAAAGTTAGCCCAGCAGCATTTGATAGCGTATTTGGCAAAGGCGCTGCAAACAAAACTCTGCAAGTAGGAGGTCAGACGGATACTCCGTCTGGTAACTTTCAAGGACAGTGACATTAATCCAATAAAGGATTTGGGCGCATTAGGATTTAGTCCGACAAGTGGATTTAGGACGAAAAAGCACCAACAGGAATTGGTTGCACAAGGATTGACGAAGACAAGGTCTGGATCACACCCTAAAGGTGATGCACTAGACTTTTTCCCGCCAAAAGGAATGAAGATGTCTGAAGCGATTGCCTTGGTAAAACAAACGTACCCAGGCACTCGCGTTGCTGCTAGTAACAAAGGTGCGTTGCATATAACCTTCCCTGGCTGGGGTAAGGCTCCTGACGTAAGTGGTTCTCGTGAAAGATATGGTGATTAATTATGGCTGAACCTGACGACAAAGCTTTCTTGAAAAAATATGGCGGCTATCAGCCAGAACAAAGAAGCGTGCCTGTTTCCACTATCAGACCTATCATTGGTGGTGAATCGCCTGAGGCTGCTGCTGCGCGTCGTGCTGAAGAAAGTCGCAAGGTTGCTGGTGAAACACGAGAAGAAGAACGCTTGCGATTAGCTCAGGAAGCTGCTGACCTTGCTGCTCGCCAAGAAGGCAAAGGCATTGAAGCTGAAAAGCGCAAGGGTTTCCTAGACCTAATCACGAAATACGAAGGTGATGATCGCGTCACAAAATACCAAAAGGTATTACCAATCTATGATGCAATGCTTACGGTAGCTAGTCGGGCAAATCCAAGCAAGGCTGACGATAACATACTGATTACACAATTCAGTAAAATCAAAGACCCAACAACTGGCGTTCTTGGTGGAGAATTTGAAACATCGAAAGATGTGCAAACGCTTTTCGATAAGTATAAAACTGACTTGCAAGGTCTTTATGATCCAGAAACTGGATTTGTATCACCAGAGGCCCGTAAGCAATTTATTCGCGCAACAAAGGATTTGGTGGCATCTGATCGCACAGCCTACAATGCTGCCCGCAGTCGTTATACACAGATTGCTCAAGACCCTCTTTATGGCCTTGATGCTAATGCAGTTATTGGTGAAGACTTTGCCAATACATATGCTGACAAAGTTAGGTCAAAGTATATCGATCTTATGGGCGGTCAAGCTGAAGCTGGCCCAAAAGGTGTTCCAGCATTGCAGGTTGCTGAAGGCGATCGCATAGCTACAGACCGTGACATTGAGATTGCTAGCCTTCTTCAGGGCGCATGGCAGAGCGGCAAATCAATTGATGAGATCAACGCCTTAACCATTCAGTTAGGCACTGAGCCATTGCCGCCTGCAACTATTGAAGCACTGCGAAACGATCCTAACCGTCAAATTAGGTGGACTCCAAATCGCTCGGGTGTCCGCGAAGGTACTGGCCCTGGCATGGGCATTGGTTCCGCTCTTGCGGCTGGGGCTGTGCGTGGATTTACTGGCAATCTTGCTGAAGAAGCTTTGTCTCTTGTTTCCCCTGAAGCGGCTGCAAAATTGCAGGCGGCTGGTGAGGCTGCTGAACAACAGCGTCCATTTGAAACATTTGTAGGTGAAGCCATTAGTGGCGCACTATCACCACTCGCACGTGTAGGCCCAGGCGGAACTATTGCAGGCGAAGCAATTCGTGGCGGCATCTACGGTGGTCTATATGGCGCTGGTGAAGCTGCTCCAGATGCTGGCATCTTGGAACGCGCATTACCTACCGTTGTTGGCCTTACTACTGGCGCAGGAACAGGTGCATTAGCGCAACGTTTATTGGGCGGCGGTGGAGCTACTGTGGCTGGTGAAGTGCCTGTTGCTGGTATAACACCAGAGGTTCCCGCTGCTGGCATGGCCGCTCCTGTTGAAGCTGCTGCTCCACCAGTTGCTGCTGTTGCTCCAGAAGAAGCTGCGGCTGAACTTGGCACTCTGATTAACAAAGCGTCTGGCACGAATGCAGCGGCAAAGAACGCTCAAATCAAGATAGCTGAACAAGCGCAAATCAACCCAGAAGCAAAGGCGGCGGCAGAGCGTCTTGGCATTGATGTTCCTGCTGATGTTTTCTCTGACAACCCACAAGTGCGTGCGGCTGTTGGATTGACTCGTTCTCTTGCTGGCAGTGAGGCAGAGGCAGGATTTAGAACGGCTGTTTCTAACGCTGTCGATCAAGCCGATAACATCATGCGTGAATTTGACGCACAGTTCGTTGAAGGCGCGATTGCTCCAGGCGTTGTATCTCAGCGCGTGAAGGATAGCTTAACAACCACTCGTGCAGAGCTAAACAAGCAAGCTAGCGACATTTACAAGAAAGTAGATGCCGCAGTTCCAAAGCAAACGCCTGTGCAGCTAGATAACCTATTCACCACCCTGACAGACATTGCTGGCGAAGTTGGTCAAGAAGGCATGACTGCGCCAGAAAAGAAACTGCTTGGATTGTTCCAGACGGGCGAAGCTGGCGGTGGCGACATTACCTATGGCCGCTTGATCCGTGAAAAGAATCTAATCGGCAAGGCTCTGAGCCGCCAAGAATCGCCATATGGTTCAATGGACGAAGCAACACTGAAAAGGCTTTATGCTGCCTTGGCATCTGACCAGTTAGACAACGTGAGCCGCGTTGCTGGTGAGGATGTTCGTCGGGAACTGCGTGGCGCTAACCTTATCTACGCAAAAGAGCGTGCATTGGGCGATCGTATTGTCAATGCTTTCGGCACAGACCTTGAAGGTGGTATCGCCAACAAGATGCGATCGGCTATTACTAGCGGCGCGAAGGGTGAGGCTGGCGACTTTGCACGGCTCATGAAAACTGTGCCTAATGATCTTCGCAAGGAAGTTGTCGCAACGGCGCTTGCATCAGTAACGCGTTCAACGCGTGGTGCTGAAAAGGGTGGCTTTGGTTTCTCAGAGTTTGCAGACATCTATCCAAAGCTTCGCGCTAACCCACAGGTCTATAAAGAGATCGCGCAAGCACTTGGCCCTAAAGCGTCTGACACGCTTCGTGACTTGTATCAGGTATCGAAGCGCATCACTGAGGCTCGTGCTAACGTCCTGACCACAGGTAAGGCTAATCAGGCGCTCGTTGAGTCACTGAACGCTGAAGGTATCATTGGACGCATTATGGGTAGCACAACTGCCAAACGCGCTGTTGGTGCCATGGCTGGATTTGGTGGCCCAATTACTGGGGCTGTAATGCCTGACATCATGGAAGCTATGAGCAAGGGCAATCCAGATGCAATTCGCGCTGCTGGCAAAATGTTCTCTAGCCCTGAGTTCCAAGGACTGCTTAACGATGTAGCTACAAAAGGCGATGCGCCTGATAGAGCAATCAATAAGGTGTCAATGAGCAAGCCATTCCGCGATTTCATTTCAACCATCGGTGTAAAAGGTGACAAGGCTAAGGACTACTTAATGAACGTGGTAAAGTCTGCTCCAGCAGTTACTGCTCCGGTTCTTGCAACTGAAGCAACTGGGCCAGAAGCACCTTTAGCACCGCCGACAGTAGAAATGCCACAATGACCTTTCGCTGCAACATAATTTCGGCTATAAGCCCAAAGACGCAAGGGATTAAGTTCTAATGGCACTTACTCAAGTTACCGGCCCTTACCCAATATTTACTGATCTAGACGGTACGCCTCTAGATGACGGATACCTGTATATCGGTGAGATTAACCAAGACCCTGAACAGAATCCGATTCAGGTATTCTTCGACGCTAACCTTACAATCCCAGCTACTCAGCCTATCCGCACAAGCAACGGCTATGCTTATCGCAATGGAACACCAGCGTTAATTTATACTGCTGGCGAGTTCTCAATCACAATCCGCAACAAGCGCCAAGAGTTTGTTCTCTACAGCCCTGTAGGCTATGGCTTCGATCCTGCGGCTGTATCTGCGTCTGTTGTTAAGAATGACTTTACAGGTGATGGTGTTGAGGTTGACTTTGTTCTGTCAGCATCGCCAAGCACTATCCTGGCAACCAACGTCTTCATTAATGGCGTGTATCAGGAAAAAGATAGCTATACGCTTTCTGGTAACACAATTACGTTTTCGATTGCACCTCCGCTGAATTCCAGCATTGAGATAATGACGAACGAAACTGGCATCATTAATGCTGGTAATGCAACGGCTATCAGCTACACCGCAAGCCTCGCTGGAGCTACCGCACAGACCGTTCAGACGAAGCTTGAGCAATATGTTTCGGTCAAAGATTTTGGCGCTGTTGGCGATGGCGTGGCTGACGATACAGCAGCTATTCAAGCTGCTATTGATACTGAGCGGGGTGTCTTTTTACCTAAAGGGACGTACCTTGTCACCAGTTCCTTGACTATCACATATAACGGCGCTCGGCTGTATGGTGAGGATCAATACGATACTATCATCAAAGCACCTACAAACAGCGATTTTACCATATTAAAAATTGGCGTTGCTGGTGGAACTTACGGACAATACGGCAATGTTACGTTAGACAACTTCCGTATTGATGGCAGTCGTAGCTCTGGATCGCCATCCACCAATTCCAAAGGCATTGAAACGCTTTGGGCAGCGCACATCCGCATGAACAATGTTCGGGTGACTAACACTCGCGGCTACGGCGTAGAGTTCTACACTGGCGGCTATTCGTCAATAACGAATTGCAACTTTACAGCACACGGCATCACTGGCCTGTATTTGAACGGCGTAAGCTCAACAGACGCAATCACATCGACACTTGTGCAAAGCTGTCAGATTAGCAGCAACGGCACTTATGGCATCCATGCTAAAAACTTTTTCAACATCACGTTGGATGCGAACATTATTGAAGATATTGGCACTGGCGGTGTCGGCGCAGCTATTAAATTAGAAGGCGCGGACTTACGCAATATGTCAATTATACATAATTACTTTGAGGCAAATAACGATGCGGCATACGACATTGATGCTGGCAGTGTAGGTATTCAAGGGCTTTCAATCCAAGATAACTGGCTTGCCGGAACTCCTGCAACAAGCACCTATAACTTTTCAGGCGCAACTCTGGTTAATGCCATTGTGCAAGGCAACGAAGGTGGAGACAGCGTAGTCAGTGCGCTTTCAGACGAAGATGGGATTCGCTCGTTAGAACTGCTTGGCGTCACACAAATTGATACGTCAGCAGAGTTGACTACTTCAACAACTGGAGGGTTTAGCCAAGACGTAGCAGAAGTTACCATTTCCGCAGGCGTTTGGATTATAGAGGGTGTGTTGCAGACCAATAATTCTGTTGGCGCTAATGCTGTTGCAGCGGGAATTGCGCTATCAAATGCTGCTGGGCAATCCGGTAAACAAGTTGCTACTAACGTAAATTTCCAAGGCACAGCCGATTATACGGAATCGTTTTCTGCACAGGAGCAAGCGCGGCTTCAATTTACATCGGTAATTTCGGTGACTGCACCGACAACATCTTATATGGCGGCATATATTGATATTTCGGCAGGAACATTGGCATATAAAGCACAATTGCGTGCTATACGAATAGCTTAATTATTAGGAGTTTCTGATGGCAGATAAAAAGATTTCAGCGCTAACCGCTTCAACAACTCCTTTAGCGGGTACAGAAGTCCTGCCTATTGTTCAGAGCGGGTCAACGGTTAAGGTGTCCGTAGCCAACCTAACCGCTGGGCGCGCTGTCTCTGCATCTTCCCTAGAAGCAGTAGGCAACGGCGATCTTATAACGCTTAAATACGCATCAGATGGTGGCGGCGCGTTGCTGGAATGGGCTAAAAACGACGGCACTACACTGTGGACTATCGGCGGAGGCGTAGTTGAGCGCCAAGACGAACTAGCGTTTCGGCGCAGTTCAACAAATGTTTTGTATCTAGACAACTCAAACAATGTCCGTGTCCCTACAGGCAACCTCGTAATCGGCACTACTGCCAAAGGTATCACCACAGGCAGCGCCATTCCTCTGGGCTTGGGCGTAAACAACACAGTCACTGCTATGACGATTGATACCGCTAGCAATGTAGGAATTGCCAACACAACCCCTAGAGGTTTACTTCATGTAGGCACTTCCGCATCTGCAACCGACATACCTGTCCCTACGGGCAATTTTGCAATTGTCCGCGCAGGTACTTATGGTTCAGCCGGAACCGGCGGCATCCAATTATCTGGTGGTTATGGCGATGCGGGTCGGGTTGCTGCTTGGCAAGTTAAGGCTGTTGGCGGCGGCGCTACAGGTTCGTTTGTTAACGATCTTTTGTTTACTACGCAAAACAGCTTTAGCGGTAGTGAGACAGAACGTATGCGTATTGATGCCTCCGGAAATGTTGGGATCGGCGCGACCGCGGCAGCAACGGCGCTTTTGGATGTTCAATCAACCACAAAGGGTGTACGCTTTCCTAACATGACAACTACCCAAAAGAACGCAATTACACCTTCTGCTGGAACTGTTATTTTTGACACAACGCTTGCAAAACTCTGTGTTTATTCTGGAGCCGCGTGGCAGACAGTCACTTCGATATAAAGGATTTAGTCCATGTCTTTAACTAAAGCTACATACTCCATGATCGAAGGCGCTCAAGCCAATGTGCTGGACTATGGCGCTGACCCTACGGGTGTTGCTGACAGTACGACGGCTATTCAAGCAGCAATCACAAGCTTGGGGGCCAATGGTGGCGCTGTCTGGATACCGCAAGGTACATATAAAGTTACCGCCGCAATCAATATTCCTTTGGCTGTATGGAAACCAGTTGTAATTTATGGCGCGGGTAACTCAGTCATAAACTCAACGCACGACGGAATTGTTTTTAACGACAGCACCGGAAACATCCGCGTAGAAAATATTCGCTTTGTAGGTCCGGGGCTTGCGAACGTAAGCGCCAAAGCGATTAAATCTATTTTGTCGCAGGGATGGGTACGTGGGTGCTATTTTCAAGATTATCGCGTCGGCATAGACATACAAAATTCTTCTGGTGCGTTGATTGTCCGCAATCACTTCACGCTTTGCCAAGAAGGTATACGATCCGTACAAATCAACCCTGCATTTTCAAACTTTGCCTTAATTCAAAGCAACTGGTTCGACTTCTGCACATTCGGTTGTTACTTCGATGAGATGTATGGCGTCACACTGGACAACAACGCATTTGAATATAACGCAGTTGGCTTTTTTGCTAATAGTGTCCGCTTGTTAGAATTGCGCGGATGTAACTGGTTTGAGAATAATGCCACAAACGCTTTTCAGATTGACGGTGCGTCTACTGGCGAAATCGGTAAGCAGACGCAAATTGTTGGCAACGGGTACACCATTGACTACGTAACATCAAAAATAATGGATTTGTATCTGCCGTCTGTCTGCGTAGTCACTAACTCCACAACGCAAGCGGTAGCGCATAACCTAACCACCAATATTACGTTTAACACTGAAACGCTTGACCCAGCAGGACTGCACTCGACTTCCGTTAACACTGACCAAATTGTAATCAAATGCGCTGGGCTTTATGAAGTTGTGGCAAATATTGAAATGGCTGCGTTTCCTGCTGGGACTACAAACACTATATTTGGGCGCATCAATATCATTAAAAATAGCACTGCGCTAAAATACTGCACAACACCAATGCTTGTAAGCCAACCAACCCAGATGTCGCTCACAACCATAGAAGAATTTGGCAATGGGGATGTGATCCGTTTGCAAGCATATCAAAATACAGGTTCTAGTTTAAATGTGTCCGGTGGAACGGTAACGCAGTTGGCCGTTCGTCAACTTTCTATTGACTAAAAATACGTTAAACTAACAAGATTGCCAGACTGTATCAAATAATTAGGTGATTACTGTGAACCAAGAGAATGTTCTAACCGTCAAAATAGATATGCTTCACAGCGACGTCGTTGATATGAAGACCGCGTTGAGTGAATTATCTAAGGCAATTACTAAGCTGGCGCTCGTTGAAGAACGCCAAGCGCAAACGGCTGACGCAATGGAACGTGCATTTAAAGCTATCGGAAAGATTGAAGATCGTATCTCCGCGTTGGAGATTGCTGCGCCTAAAACCAAAGAGACAAACGCTTGGGTGGATAGATTCATCTTAGGTCTTGTGATGGCGGTTATGGGCTTTGTGGGCACTAAATTGGGAATGCTATGACCATCATACTAGGCCAGCGCAGTCTATCACGGCTTGAAGGTGTGCATCCTGATTTGGTGCGTGTGGTTAAGAAGGCGGCAGCTTTGTCTGATTTGGACTTCACGGTTCTGGAAGGCTTACGAACAGTTGATCGCCAAAAGCAATTGGTGAAGCAAGGCGCATCGAAGACAATGAACTCGCGTCACATCACTGGACACGCTGTTGATCTTGCACCCATGATCGGCGGCAAAGTATCTTGGGACTGGCCCTTGTATCATCGGCTAGCTAAGATTGTTAAAGCTGCTGCGGCAGATGAGAAAGTCTCGCTCACATGGGGCGGAGATTGGCGAACTTTCAAGGATGGCCCACATTGGGAACTTTCTTGGAAGGCTTATCCAAAAGGAAAATGACATGAATAAGGAACAATTGTTTGGAATCGTTCGTACAGTGGCTGCGGCTGGCTTTGGCTATCTGGCAGGAAAAGGTCTTATTGATGGTGCAACGGTTGATGCGTTGGCTGCTGCCGTAGCTACCATTGGCGTTGCTGTGTGGTCTGTTTTCAGCAAGCAGCCTGTAACTGAGTCCGCTGAATAATGAAGTTTCTGGCGGCTTTACTGGGTATCATCGACAAGCTGTTGGGAGCTTGGGCGGAACACCGTTGGAAGCAGCAAGGTCGCCAGGAAACAATTAAGGAAATAAATGAGGCTATCAATGAGCAAATTGCATTGGGTGAAGCTGCCATCATTACTCCTGACGTTGAGCGCACTGAGCGGCTGCGCGACCGTTTCGACCGTTCCCGTAAATAGCTATTGCGCTATTGCGAAACCTATATCCTATGACGCAAAGCAAGATACGCCTGAAACGGTAGCTGAAGTCGAGCTGCACAATAGCGTTTTCACTTGTCTCTGTGAGCAGGACTGTCCGAAAGGCAGCTAAATGGGACTTCCATTAAAAATTGATGAAGCGTTGCTTGCATACGCTACGCCCCGTCAACGCGAAGTACTAGAAGCAGTCAACTTGCATGGAAGCGCACTAGCTGCGTCAATTGCATTAGGCATTAACAAAGGCGCTGCCAGCGATGCCTATAACGCAGTCATAAAGAAAGCTGCTCGATCTGGATATGCACCAGAATCAGGAATCAATCATCCCATAGCACAAGGCTTCCAGCTAAAGGGCTACAGTCATCTAACCAAGACAGCTTCTGGCGAAAACATCTGGCTCAAAACAGAGGCAGTGCGAGAACGCTGGGAGCAAGCCGTAACAGATTCCATTGCTAATTGTGCAATGCGGCAAATTAACATTCCACCACCTAAAGTGCAGACGCTTGATGGCGCTGACATTATCCCCTGGCTGAATATAGGAGATGCACACATAGGTATGCTGGCCCACAAGGATGAAGTCGGACAGAACTTTGACCTGAAGATTGCTAAGATAGAACTTTTGCAAGCAGCGTTTGATCTGATTGATATGGCCCCTGATTGTGAGCGCATGGTAATTAACGATCTAGGCGATGGCACGCACTATGAAAACATGGCTGCAATGACAGAGCGCAGCGGACATCAAGTTGACTTTGACAGCCGCTTTCCAAAGATGATTGAAGCATACCTAGATATAATGGAAGCCATTATTGAAAAGGCTCTCACTAAGGCCGTTACAGTTGATGTAATCATTAACCAGGGCAACCATAGCGAGACCAATGACTATTGGGCTGCACACTACTTCAGGCGGCTCTATGGGCGGCTGGGAAGCAATCGCGTTAACGTGCTAAAGAACGAAAGCCCATTTATAGGCTATCGCATGGGTGATACGTTTGTTCTTGTTCACCACGGTCACAAGTGCAAGCCAGAGGCACTGCGCCAGATCATGTCAACGGACTATCGGATTGATTGGGGCGAGGCAAAGTTTTGCTATATAGATGGAGGCCATATACATCATTTTAGCGCCAAGGAACTAGGAGGCGCTCAATGGGAGAGCTTTAACAACCTAGCCCCTATGGATAAATATGCTCACGATGGCGGCTGGCGCTCTAAGCAAGCCATGACGCTAGTGCTGCGTTCTCGCACATATGGAGATGTAGGGCGCTATAAAATGCCAATTGAAAAGGTCTGGAACGCAATATCTAAGGTTAATCCAAAGCATTACATTCCAGAGCCTAAACGAGCTTTTTCCGCCTAACTTTGTTTCTGTAAAGCACGAACAATCTCAATTGCCCTTGCTGATGTAATGCTTTTCCATTCGCACCATGCGCCGCATCCGCACTCGCCCTCATTCCGCGCAAAACAGTCGCACTTCTTGGCGTCAGCCTCTAACGCATTGGCTGCGGCTTCTATGCCAGCGTCATAACCTGATTGCCATTCGGCTGCTGGGTCTTTGGTCAGTTGCTCTATTGATTGGCGTAGGCGCTCATTGGTCATTTGCTTTGTTCCAGTAATACTTAGGTTAATATCGCCGCGACGACGGGGGCTACGCCGAACACAAGAAGCGAGGTTACTATAATCGACAACCATACATCGTCCTGTAACTTGTTCCAATTAGTCTTCATTTGCTTTGCTCCTGTAATGCGGCGCGACGGCAGCGTTCCAATGCCGACCTGTCCCAGCCCTTGAACGCAGGGCCTTCCATCATTGCGTCATACCGCGCACACGACCGCCACTCCTCAATCTCCGCCGCTTGGCTTTCGATGCGGTCGGCTGCTTTTATGCACATCGGATGGGCGGTTGTGGGGTTACGTCTGGATTTCCATGTGCCATCACGGCCTACTTCCCGCAGCCGCTGCACTAAATCGTCGGTCATTTCAAATGCTCCCCTGCTTCGATATGCATTGCGAAGGTTTCTCCCCATGCTTGAGCGCGTTCAGACCCAAACTCTCCTTGCGCCCGCAGCCACGCCACAATCTTTGCGCGTTCTTCCATACCGTCCATTTTGCGGCCATCGTAATAACCTTGGTCGTAAGCGTATTGGCGGTGAAGGGCTACGACCTGATAATCGAGGTCACGCGCACGGTCGCCAGCAATGTATTCCGCGACATTGCAATCAGTCTCTGTAATCTCAGTCACGAAAAATCTCCCTGATGCTCCAAGTCATCCAAGCAAGAGCGACCATAGCAATCGCCCACGCTACGATGACGGCGGGAATAAAAAGAAGCAGCCCACAATCTTCAGTCATCGTTCTTTTCCCTTATCTCAATCCAGCCAGCGGCGACCCCCTCGGAAATATTTACGCTGAAATATCCGCAGTGGTCTTTACCAAGTGCAACAGGCGCATCATAATCATTTGCCCATCGTGTGGTGTGCGTGGGCGGCGCAGCGAGTATTGTCCCTGCTGGAATGATGATGTCTTTTGTTGTGATATATGTTTTCATTGCCCCTTCTCCCGTATCTCAAAGCCAAGTTTGTCCAGTTCGATGCGAATGCGTTCAGCATCATATTCATCTAGCCAATCTAAATTCCTAATCGCCTCCTCCAGCGGTTCAAGTTCAGGCTTGGGGATGATGAAGCGTTGAAGACTTTCCGGTGTAAATTCTACATAACGGTATTCCAGCACCACCGCATCGCTCACCTCTTGCTTAAAGGCTTCGTGCTGTTCGATGGCGCGGCATAGGGCTTCGGTTGTAGCCACAGCCAACTGCTTCGGCGTTGCGCTGCGCAGCTCAATTCCCCATTCTGCCAGCACTTCAAGCATCGCCGTATGCGCTTTTTGCGTTGCGACCACAGGCTGACCACCGGAGCGGCTCCCGTCGGTGTGGATTTTGCTGTATCTATCGTCAGTCATTTGTTTTGTTCCAGTGCTGCGTCTAGTGCAATCATGTATTTGCAGCGCAACTTTTCGTTTGGATAGCGGCGGCGAACGTCTGCTATTAAGGCCTCCGCTGCTATCTTGATTGCATCGGTCTGGGGTCGGCGGAGGGTGGCGGAAAGAAGGGCGTCGCCATGCTTAAGCGCCCAATCCACCAGCACACTTTCTGCGTCATCCTCCTCTATCGCTTCCCAATCTCGCTTTGCTGCCTCAAACACATCGGTCTGGGGTTGGCCCATGTCGTATGTGCGCCCATCATAATAGCCATGATCGTAACCATGCTTGCGGCTTTCATCTATCGCCAGCTTGATCGCGTAGCGGTAGGCTATGTGTTCTTCCGCATCTGACGGGTTGCGGCTAACAATGCCGCTTTCAAAGGCCGCGTCAACAAAAGCGTTTATTTCATCGCTCCATAAATCTTCATCGTTATCCATTTGCCTTCTCCTGTTCCTTACGACGCTCTGCAAACGTCTTTCCATCGACACCACGCAAAGGCCATGCGCTGTCTGATGATACGCGGTGCTTCTTGCCCATAGGCGCTGCTTGTTGTGGCTTAATCATCTCAAATGCCCTTTTCAGTTACAAACATAATTACAACTGCAACTGACCATATGACGACCAGCCAGAATTGAGTTTTGGAAATTTTATTCATGATATACTCCTTGTTTGTGAGGCTATGCCTCTTGTTATGCGAAAGTAAATTGACGCTCATGAAAGCAATGAGCGAACCAGCGAGGAGCTGGATTGCTGCTCAGTAAATCATCCAAGATTGCGTATTCAGCATTTCCATTGCTATCAAAGCGAAAGCAACGATCTGTTGGATGATAACGCTCTGCGTCCGTTACCTCGATAAAGACGCCGTCTGCGAGTGTGGAAAATTTAACTAGCATGAAAACTACTCCCTAAAAGGTGGGGCATGGCCCCGTTGCTTATGCCCTCTTTTAAAAAGGCTCAAACTATATGTAAAGCGTTTTTTTCATAACGCACAAAAAAAGGCGGGCAGCATAATGCAAACCCGCCCTTTTCCTTATACTAGCAGCCGTTCTGGAATTTGTAATATCCAGCCGTGTTTGATTGCTGTGTCTACAAAACGATCTTTGTCCAGTGCGTGCTGCCCTGCTATAAGCTGGGCCTTGAGTAGTGACTTGCTGGCCTTTGCTATCGACTCATTTTGATGCCGACTAAGCCATTCCATGCGGCTGCAACTGGGCTTGGCTCTGCGCCTGTGATCTAAATTCAATCTTGATCCTCGCGTCATGTTTATCTCCAGACTCAAAAAGGGCAATCATCTGAAAGATCATCATCAAACGTGGTATGCTGATTTTGACTATGTACCTGGCTTGAGCCAGCTTCCGATCGTGGCGCTGTATCAATGCTACCAACGCGCACATTAAATTGTGGCTTGCCTTCGTATTCATCATGCGTGAGTTCGCCTGATACAAACACCTTCGTGCCTTTCTTCAGACTGCCAGCAAACGCTTCCGCTGCCTTACCCCACAAGCTGCAACGATACCAAACGCTGCCAGCATCTTTACCGAATCCGTTTTTGACGCCTACGTTGAAGCTTAGAACCTTACTGTCGCGGGTATCGCGCAATTCAGCGTCCTTGCCTACGTTTCCTGATATTGTGATTAATTGCATTGTCGTTCCTTTCAAAGACCAAGGGCGGTCAAGTATGTGTCAAGTATGGCTTGATATTCTGCGCGTTCATTTGATTCCATTGCGCGAAGGCGGATCACTGCGCGGACAATCTTGGTGTCATAGCCATGCGCTTTAGCTTCATTGTAAACATCGCGGATGTCGTCCTGGATGCCTTTCTTATCTTCGTTCAAGCGTTCGATTCGCTCAATCAAAAGGCGTAGCTGTTCACTGTGTGGTTCACTCATATTCTTCACTCCATTTTACGTTATGTTGTGCCCCATACGCATAGATAAACTCAATCAGGTCTGACATCTGGGGCTTAGTTAATTTTGATGTTTTAAATCCTATCGGAAATGGTTGGTCGTTTAGGCCCATTGTGAACATCACTTCATGCCCCAATGCTGCCATAAAAATACATTTCCAAACTTCTGGTATGTG